AGCCTGATCTTTTAATGCCTGATTCTTTTGAGCATTCGCAGCTTTAAGAACATCAGCTTTAGTTTTATCTACATTACCAGCAGCCTTTTTCTTTTCATAGTCAAGATTATTAATTGCAACCTGTACCAAAGCCTGTTGGTACTTCTTAGCATTATTTTTAATCTTGGTAAATTTAACAGGGCTACCTAACGCAGCTCCAATATTTTCGTTTAGTGTTTTATCCAAATCAGCCTCAAATGCTTTAGATGATTCGTTTAACATTTTGTATCCTTCAAAAGATAATAATTTCATGATCTATATTATTTTTCTATTGTTTTATATATTTGAGACTATTAAACAAAAAAGGTCCGCCTTTCGGCGAACCTTTCTTAAAGTATTTATTACTTTACATTCTATTAGATAAAGCTTACGCCATCGAATGTTTTGAATGCAACAGTGTAATACATTGTTTCTGGGTGGAATCCAGCATCTACTAAAGCGAAACGTGATTTAACCGCGATTTTAGGAGCCATAGTTCCTTCAGCGATTGTTTCAACAGATTCAGCCATTAAGTAAGGCATGAATACCAAACCTGGAGAGTTTCCGTCACCTTTACGTCCAACTGCAACTCTGTAGTCATTCCAAGCCATGTTAGGATCAACATAAATAGTTACACCAGCAAGAGCACCAATTGGGAAAAGAGATCCACCTGCTTGGTTGATTGTGTTAGACAATGGGTAAGGAACGAATCCTGCGATATCCTGGAATGCAGTAGCAAGTTCACCAGAACATACTGCGAAAGTAGCAGGACCTCTACGACCTCTTGTTGCGATCAAGTTAGATGCAGCAAGAATCTTAGTGTACATTCTTCTTTGGATTGTACCTTGAGTTTCACCTCCACCAGTTACGTTGGTTACAGCAGAACCTGCACCTAAAGTAACATTAGCACCAGTGTTATCAAATCCTAAGTTGAATCCAGCAGCATTGGTAGTAGTTGTACCGTCACCGAAAGCAGCAGATAACAATAATCCTTCAACAGTGCTTACATTCTTAGAGTTAGTAGCACCATTACGGAAGATACGATCCAAGATGTATTTGTTGATAGACTGAGTCAATTCGTTAACCAATACAGCTTCTACTTGAGCAACTGCGTCGATTCCAAATTGCTTAAGGTCTTGAACTTGCTCACGAGTAACAGCAGCAGCAACTTGGAAAGTCTTAGCAGCAACTGACTTGTTAAATAAGCTCAATCCCATGATGTTATCAGGAGTAGCTTCACCTGCACCTCTTTCGTAAGGATTAACACCATCGATGTTAGTAAATGGAGCAGAAACGTTATTTTTTTCAAAAGCGTTACCAGAGAATCCAGTAATGTGATCTTCTAAAGCTTTAACGTATTCAGCGTTTCCATCCCAAGTACCAGCAACAGTAGTAGTTGCAGCGTCAGAATAGAAAGCAACACCATTTGCTACAGCAGCATAAATTGGCTCGTATCCTTCTTCACCTTGACGGAAAGTAAGATCAGTAGCAGTGTTATTACCTCTTACACGGAAGATTTGGTATCCGTCAATTCTAGATTTACCTACGTAAGTTAATTCGTAAGCAGCATTGTTGGTAGCAGTAGAAGCAGCGTAAACTACTTGATCAACTGTCCAAGATGCACCAGTACCGACATCAGCCTTTACTTTGATTAATAAAGGAGCACTGTCAGTAGCGATTCCGCCAGCGTCAGTAACTCTACCTCCACCGTATACAAAGTCTAAGTAAGTAAGAACTCCCATAGGACCTTGCATTGGTACAACAGGTACTAAGTCTAAACCTACAGTCTGAGCAGCAACTTGCATAGCAAGTGGCAACAAAGAAAATGGTCTATCACCTGAACCAGTAGTTTGTCCAGAGAATGCATCCATACTTCCAGGGTTTCCTGGTAAAGTAACAGCATTCATACCCTGAACATTCATGTTAGGATTTAAGTGTACAGTATTATATACACTTTCATTAAGGTTATGGTAGTGGCAGTACTTAGACATCCAAGATAACTTAGACTTTTCAGTGATACCGGTAGCCTCCTCAATGATAGGGCCCCAAGTCTTTTGAACTTCGGCCTCGTTGATTAATTGATTTGCGTACATTTTAGTATTTTTATTTTTTGCACTTTTTGTATAATCTATCTACAGTTCTTTGCTTCTTAACTATTAGATTGAATTTTTTTATTTATTTGCCTAGATTAAACTTAACTTTACTGATAAGGTTAGCAGCAAAAGATTCATTTACCAAAGGTTCTGATTTCTTTGCAGCCTCAGCAGCAGTTTTACTTTCATTAATAGCTTCTGTTGACATTTGAGTATCTCTCATATCTCTTGTTGCCCAGAAATTATTAATTCCGTATTGGTTACCTAGTTGATGGAATTTAGATTCCGCAATGATCTGTGCCTGGCGAGCCTCAGAAAGGTTATCCCATTTTGCTCTGAACTTTTCAGGCATATCATCAATTATATTTAATTCTCTTCTCTTTTCAATAAAGGCAGATTCCCAAACGTTTTCTGCTTGCACAGTAGACATAATTGGTTGAGCATTCATTGATTCAACAATCATTGCTTGTTTCTCAGCAGGAAGAGTATTGAATTGATTCTTTTTAGACTCTCCTAAGAAGTTCATAAAATGCATTTCAGAAACATTCTTAGTTTCAGCTTTAGCAATCAGTCTTTCCAATTTTTCTTCGATTGATTCTTTGTAGTCTTTTTCTTCTTCATAAGATTCACAGGCTCCTTCATGTACCTTTCCACATGATTCGCATACTGCATCCTTGCCTTCTTTAACATCGGCAGACTCATTAAGAGTTTCGCCTTCTACAGAATTTACATTTTCTGCAATGTATTCGGAATACTTGATACTCTTCTCTAATCCTTCACCGAGGTATTCAGAATAAGCAATATTTTGATCAACCTTTTCGGCTACATATTCAGAATATTCAATTCCTTTTTCAAGGTTTTCAGCTACATAGTTAGAATATTGAATTCCTTTATCAGCCATCTCCGCTACATGCTCGGCGTATTGAATACTTCCATCAAGTTCTTCAGCCAAGTAAGAAGCATAGTCCTTAATTGAATTTACATTTTCAGCGAGATAGTCAGAATAAGAAATGCTCTTATCTAGATTTTCAGATAAGTATTCAGCATAATCAGAAACCTGATTTACCTTTTCTGCAATATGCTCAGAATACTTAATAAGCTTTTCAATCACCTCATCATTATTAGAGTTAGCAGATTCCTTAACGTTATTTAGAACTCCGGATACATATTCAGTATACTTTTGAAAATCTTCAACAGTTACAAAATTGTTATTTTCCATTGTTAAATCTTTTTTATTATCTGTGTTGTTTTCAGTTTCTTCCATTTCATAGATTATTAAAGTACCATCATCTTCAAAACCAAAAGATTCATTTACTCTTGATAACTCGGCATTCTCAAAGCCAGGATCTGCAACCAAGTCATAAGTAAAGAATTTTTTAATTTTAACCTTTCCATTTTCATCTACCGTACCGGCAGCTCTACTTGAAATATGTAAAGGGATACCATCCTTGATAAGAGCTTGTGCTTCTTTACCTTTAGATGTATTTAATAGTCTAATTTTTCCAATAACTTGCTTTTTTGCTGGATCATAGTTTAATGATTCAACAACATGAGAAACATTAGCCAAACTAACATCAAAATCCTTAGGATGATCTAATTCACCTAAAAGCTTATTGGTTTTAACCTTTTCTTGTAATTCATTGATATGAGGCATTACTTCTTTTTCCTCATATATCCTGTTATTCTTGTTACGAACACCAAACTCGGTAAAGACACCTTCTAATACAACCGAACCGTCTTCGCCGGTAGTTATATCTAGGTTTGATTTAGCTCTTTCAAGAATCAATAATTTCTTTCCTGACATTTTCTACTAGTTATTTGATTTATATATTACAATCTTTGTAAACTTTTTATCCAAGACCAGCCAATGGATCTTCATCTGGTGCACCATCTTTCTTCTCTGGTTCAAAATCGGCCTTATCGGCTCCTAAAAGGATTTTTTCTATATCCTCTTCTTTATATCCAGCGTCTTCTAATTCTGTCCTTTCTTTGGCCCTCTGGTTAGCTTTTAGATCCTCTCGAGTAAATCCACCGTATCTCTTAACAAGGAATCCTAAATCAAAGTATGGAATTTCTGTCATTTCAGCATCCATTGTACTTAACTGTGTTTTAAGATTACCAATAAAATCAACTCGTTTTGTTTGTAATTCCATTTCTTTCATTTCCTCAAACACATTATCTTTAACAAATTTAAGTCCTAAACCAGCCTTAAAAGAAACATCATTTTTTAATTCTGGATGATTAAGACACATTTGAAGATATACTGGCTTAATTAAAATTTCCTGGAATAGTGATCTTAAACGAGCTACAAATTTTCCAAATTTTATTTCGTCTCTTAGCATACCACTAGCATCCATATCATATGTATTACCACCTTCTTTATCAAATCGTGAGAAAGGTATCTTGGATGCCATTTTTAATCGGTCGGCAAAATATTTTAAAGATTCTGTATCTCCTAAATCTGGACCATCACCACCAACGGTACTGATTTCTGGAGATTCTCCATCTTTAGATGGTAACCAATATTCTTTATTGAATGGCATCATTGGTTTACCGTTAGTTTGAATTTCACCACTTTCATAGTTAAAGTCTACTACTTCACGATAAGAATTCATTAACTGAGCCAACGATTGTTTTGCCCTAGTTTTAGATTTACCACCAACAGGGATAATAAACTGAGTTTTAAATGAAGCATTGGAAACAGCCCAGATGATTCTGGTAGTCTCCATAATTCTTAAAAGGTTAAAAGATCGGATAAGTCTCTCAACATATGATATTCTCATTGGTGAATTTACCTGTGAATAAGATATGTAAATAATTTGAGAATCCCAAAGTTTTCTTTCTTTGGCACCTTGACCTTTGTATTGAACCCATTGCTTTTTTCCAGTATCAGTATCAATACCTGGCATTAGCGAAATTGGATCTAATTCTTTAAATCCTATTATTTCTGTTTGCTTATCATTATAAACTATTTCAAACGCAAGGTATCCATCAACCAACCATTTCCTAAAATAATTCCAAGGTTGGATAGAATCGTTAAATCCAAAATAGTTATAGATGTTATTGTAAACATCACCGATTTCATCCTCTATTGAATTTGCAATATGGCCATTAAAATGAGCATATGCCATAAAGTTAGATTCATCAAATACAATAGCCTCATCTGTAATTACATCAAGGATATCTTCAATTTCATCTTGTACTGCATATGTTCTTAGTTCATCTCTCTTTCTTTCATAATCACTATCAAAGATAGAAATATTTTTCTTAAGAGATGTATCAGTTAATGAAAGGGCAGCAAAAGCACCATAGATGTCATCAGAATCAGATCCCATTGGATTAAATGTATAACCCATCTGATTTTCAGTAAAACCTACTGCACGGGAATTGCGGATGATCATATCATCATAGGCCATTCCTAAGTTAGAAAGATCTTTTAATATTTTTCTTACTGGATTACCTGTACTTAATGGTCCTCTCCTATCAGTAAATCCTGCCATATTGTTTTATCTTTTATTGTTTATATATTCTTGTAATATAATGCTTGTGCCTCGTTAATGTTTCCTCCAAAAAATTTGTTTTGGTTATTAACAGCACCAATGTACCAATCTTCATAACCTAATACTTTAGGTTTTCTAATTCTATCTAATCTGTATTGTCTTATTGCATACTTAAGATTGTATTTTCTTGCCAACGAAGACTTTAAATTATCATAAGTAAATTCTTTAAGACTACCTTGCGATTTAGGATTTCCAGTTGCACCTTTTAGCTGTTGGGCTATAACACTCTGAAATGATCTAACTACATCAGTAAGAAATGGTATTCTTGCTTCATAAGGAATGTAATGTAAATTTATTCCAAGCTGATGATTATCTATACTTTTACCTAGTCCCAAAACGATTGGGTTAGTATCATAAAAGGTTTCGTCAGGTGTAAAATATTCAAAGCAATACATTTTTCCATTTTCTAAAACGCCAGTATCTTTTACACCTACTTTATATAAATCGTTTGCAGATGCTTTAGATGCTCCAGTACGACCTCTATTTTCTGTAAGGTAAATATCCAAATCTTCAGTAAATGATCCTATTATTGCCATTAGAATAATTTTGAGTCTTCAGTTAAAAGCATTACTTTAAAGTTTCTTAATTCGGCTGCTTTATTTAATGCTTCGGTTTTACAAAGGTTTCTAACATAAGTTTCATATCCATACTGAAAATTTTTCATAGCCTTTGCAGTCTTTCTTTTAGGTGGTTTAGGTTTTTGTAATTGAGCTTTTGGTTTTATTTCAACAACATATTCTTCAATTATACCACCTTTATCCATCTTAACATAAAAATCTGGATAGTAATTATGAAATTTTTTATCTAAGATATTAAAATACTTTATAGAAAAAGGTTCCGAGATCCAATGTATAACATCTTCATTATGATCACACCAATGGCAAAACTTTCTTTCCCAGCTACTACGGTATATTATAGGACCAGGTCCCATATACTTTTTAGGATTATGAGGTTTATAATATCCTTGTTTAAATCCTGATTTTGCTGTTGGTTTTACCTTCTTTATACTCATGTATCTTAGATAGTGTAAATGCCATCACTGTCCGCACTTCCATTAATTGATACAGTTCCTGCATATTTCTTTGGATGTAATTTATTCCACCCTTTAGCAAAGCCTCTTTTTGCAATTTCAGTAAAATAAGCAAATGCATTTGTACTTTTTTCTGGATTAAAGTTTCTCCAATAACGATAAAGATCCATATAAGCATAAGCTATACAATCGTTTCTGTCATCTGGGTTTGCATATGATAATTTTCTTGAACATTTATCTGCTAATAGCATTAAGAATTCTAATGCCTTTGGTGTTAATTCATCTTGCTCTTTGGATAGTCTAATCTCCTCCAGCAAATCTCTATTATTTAAGTAGTTTCTCTTTCTAGCCATCACTTAGGTTTATTTTATTATTATATACAAAAAAAGCCGATAGTTTATTATCACTATCGGCTCTTTAATATGTGGATGGTTAGATCTTTACGTTAAGTTGTCCCTTTGGGCAGATTGTAGATTTACTGGTTTTGAAGTCAATACATTCTAATTGATCGTTATCACCTAGAGAAGTATAGTCTTCGGCATTTACATAAACTTCTTGACCTTTTCTAAGACCATTTCCGTTTTTATTAACTTCAGCTTCAACAAAACCGTCGTCTAGTAACTCGTTACGACTTTTTTTTTCAACTACATAACTTTCCTGGAGCTCCTTTTCAAACTTAGAGATTTCTTCATCTAAAAGATTCATAGCTTCAGTAAGTTCTTCAGTTTCTCCAAGTTTATTAATAGCGTCCTTTACCTTAGACTTCTTTTCTTCTAAGAAAGAAATTCGGTCAGAAATAGTAGCTCTTACCTTTTCAGCTTTAGCAGCTTCATTGTTTTCAGCAATTAATCTTTCAGAAAGAATTGGAGAAGCGTCATAGTTAATGAATTCTTTAACCAATTTAACCGTTTCGGTTGCAGAAGAAATGAGTTTCATTTCGTTTAAGTGCATTGCAGAATTTACGGTGTTAACATAAATTCCTTCTTCAACAGCGATCATGGTTAAGAATAAGTTAGTAAACTCATTTGAAGTAATTGTAGTGAAATTATCCATTTCAGCAAGAAGATCAATTGATTCAAAGAATTTACATACATTATCAATCTTCCATTGGTTTCTGTAACCAAAGAAGTTGTTTGCCAGGAGAGCTTCTTTTAATTCAATAATACTTGAATTTGATAAATCAACATTGCCAAGCTTAAGAGTACCTTCAGTTAAGCTGTATTCTAAAGTTTTACCGCTTTCACCAAATGTAACTAAAGTATTATCCGTGTTCTTAAACATTCCTAATCCTTCTAATACATCAAAGAATCTTGAATCTTTAACCTCAGCTTCAGTAATAGTTTTACCGTTGAAGATATAATTTTTACCGTGTAAGTGGAAAGTTAAACCTTCAGCAGATTCCAATACTGGTGAAAGCGTAGTAGAAATAGTTCCACCACCATTTGCGGTAGCTTTATTATCTTCTGCTTTCATTTCATTTACAATTGACTTACCTTCCAAATACCATGGGTTCTTAGAAGAAAGGGCAGAGAATTTAGTTTTAATAGAATCAGAAGACTCTGTTAAAAGACCTTCTAAATCATTTACCAATCCTTCATATAATTTACCTCTTTGACCTTTTGCTCTTTGAATAGCTTCAGAAATTCTGAAAGACCATTTAGTATCAGCGTAAGCGCCTTCGATATAAGATCTTAATTCTCTAATTGGATTAATCCAATCAGAAGATGCCAAGTCTCTGTGAAGTTGTTTTGCAATGTTAAACTTAAGTATTGGGTTAACACTGTTTTCTACTTCTTCACTGATTACTTCAGCTTCTTCACTTTTAAATCTCATTGGGAATGCCTTAAGAGATTCTTCTAAAATGTTAAGGGCATTTTTAGCAGTATAAGAAACTCTGGAGTTATCAGAATTCATTTCATTTAAGGCCGCAATGCTCTTCATAACATTTTCATACAGTTCAGCAATTGTAAATTTCATTTTGTTATGATTTTTTTGTTTGTTGTTATTTTCTATAATTCCTTGGTTTCCTTTAAAGGTTGCTATTGCAGACATTGCTAATTGCTGAGGAATTCCCATTCCTACTAAAATGGAAAGAACCTGCGATTCTTTCATTCCACCTTCTTCAATTACCTTACCGTTTCTTCCATCTAATTTAGTCTTTCCGCTTTGTGAAAAGAGAGTAGCAACTATTTCTAATAATTGCTTAGATGGTGCATTAAGGTAAGGAGCATCAGTATTTACACCGAATTGTGGATCAATTCCACCGTTCATGTAAACCTGTGTCTGCCCTTCTTTAATAACTTTATCCATATTATTGAATTTGATTTGTTTTATATATTCTAAGATCTTTGAGTTAATTATCTGCCGTCCCTAGTCCTGAATTTTCTGGACCACCTTCTGCATTAGCATTTCTATAACTCCTACTTGCTTCTGTTTCTGGATTAGGCTTAGAACTATTAATTTCGCTTTCACTATACGGTCCCCCGGTATTAACACTGTTAGGATCAAAGTATGAAAGATTGCTTTGAACATCTTTACCTGGTGCCTTAAGGATATTATCTTGACTAGTTAATAGTTTTTGGAATACTCCACCGAAATAGATTCCTATTTCACCTTCTGCATTAGATCTTAATTGTCCTACACCAGATGCAGTAGGATTACTCTTAATTGCTTCTCTGGTTAAAAAGTCTATTTCTGAAAGAAGTATACCACTCTCAAAAACAGGCATAAATGATTTTAGTTCAATATCAAAAGTTACTTGGAACTCTTTCTTGTCATTTAAGCCCCATTCAAATAACCTATCTTGTGAATAGTCCTCAGGCACAGACATACTTGCCTGGACTCTCATCATACCTAAATCACAACTAAATAAGGTACCTTTATATAACTTATTCATTACAGATTCAGTAACCTTTAACATCTCCAAGTTATTTGAGCAAATAAGAGTTACACCAAATCCCATGGTTATAGGTAAGAAATTTGTTTCTAATGAAAAAGTTTTAAGTATCCCATTCCATTCTCTTACAAACTCAGCTCTTGTAAATTTATTAGTTTGGGCAGAAGAATCAATTGCCATAGAATTCATCTGAACAATTCCTCTAGGAACAACTTCATAGTCACCAATTGCTTTACCTGCAGCTTCAGCATCATACATAAAATTGTCTAATAAGAATCTTTCATTACCAGAAATTGAATAAAAGAAAGGAACATCTATCTTCTTTAAAGTATCTTCATCTATCTGATTGTAGTAATAGACTTTTTTACTTAGCTCGGCTAACATAGATACGACTAGGTATCTTAATATAGTATTATCCTTATTGTACTCTTGATTATAGGCAGACATTCAATAGATCTATTTTATATTCTATTTATCCAATAGATTCAATGTTAAATTCGCTAAAGCCTGCATCTTTTGTAATTTCAATTTTCTTATCAAAGTATTCACTAGGTAAAACGGTATGGTTAATCACAAATGTATTTAATCCTATATCTTGAATAGTATTATGAAGAATGTTAATAATATGATGTACACCGTCATTGTCAATAGAAGAAAAGATTTCATCCAAAAATAAAATGTTAAGAGAAGGGAACCTAACCTTTATCATTTTCATTAAAGCCATGATAATTACAAAATCAACTTTCTTTCTTTCACCTGTACTTAAAGTCTTAGGACTAACTTCTGTACCTAGATGATGGAGAGAACAGTAAAACTTTTCATTAAATCTAATACCAAATGGAATTCCCATTTCTCTTCCCATTAACAGGATATTATTATTAAATGAAGGAAGAATAGATCTTACGGCTAAATTCTTAATACCATCTTCTCCCATAATGTTTTCTAGGATAGTTAAGTAATAATCTTCACCTTCACTTTTTAGCTTACCTTCATTCTTATCTGATTTTTTATCAGTAAATTCTTTTACTAATTGCTTTAGGTGAGAAGATGATTCAGACTCATCCTTATCAGCAAGTTCAATTAACTTATCCTTAATAGATTCCATTTGAGTTTCTAACTGACCAACCTTTACATGGATCTTTCTTCCTTTTTGGCGAAGGTCAGTAAGATCAGCTTCTGCCTTTTCAGCATCTGCTTTAATACCATTCCATTGAGAAAACAAGGAATCTAATTTTTCTTCCTTTTCCTTTTTAATGTCTAAATGAAAATCTGAATTAAGAGGTGCTGTACATGTTGGGCATGTATTGTTTTCATAAAGCTTAAGTTCCTTTTTTACAGTATTAATTTTAGAATTAAGATTTGATTTTTCATTATTCTTTTTACGAGAATAAGAATCCATCTCTTCTAGTTTTTCTTTAGTTGACTGTGTTATCTCTAATAACTTTTTTCTTTGACCATTTAAAGTAACTAGATTTTCTTTGAGGACTTTAACCTTTTCAGCATCTTTATCTTTACTTATCTTTTCAAAATGTTCAATTTTTTCTAAAACAGAATCTATTGAATCATTAAGAGTTCGGATTTCATCTTCATAAGTTCTGATTTCTTCAATTATGCTTCTCCTCTTTTCTTTAACAGCTTCTGCCATTTCATTAATAATTGAAAAGCCAAAGATCTTATCAATGATTCGCTTCTTATCGTAAGGAGACATTGTAATAAAAGACTTAAAGTCATTAACAGATAGAATAATTACATTCTTAAATACATGATAAGGAATTTCAAAAATTTCAGTTTCTAAAAAGTCTTGAAGATTTGTTTTACCTGCAACATCATATTCGGAGCCATTAATCTTTACATTAAATACCCCAGGATTAATACCTCTTTCAATCTCAATAGAATTATTTTTTGACTCTAACCAAATTTTACCCCAAAGCTCACTGTTTACTCTGTTAGGTAAGTCTTTAAGATTGGCACCTTCAACTTTACCATAACAAAGATATGTTATCACTTTTGCTAAAGTACTTTTACCTGCACCATTTCCACCTAGTACTAAGTATAGGTCACTTTTGTTTTTATTAAATTCTATTACTTGCTTTCGGTTACCGTAACTTGCAAAATTTTTGAACTCTACTTTGTTAATCTTCATAGTTAGGTGATAGTGTTGTTTTATATAGTTCTTGGACTGACAGTTTTAGTCTTTCCTTTAAATCCTCTTCATAATCTAATGAATTGATATACTCTGCGGCAATATTCATTAAATTCAATTCTCCGTTAAAATCTGACATTTCCCCATCTTCTCTATCATATGGGTTATCCTCATCATAAATTCTTGGTTCTAATTTTCTGGCAACACCATCAAGGTAATCCATGAATCTATTAATATTATACTTACCTAAGATATTTGATGGCACAAACACATCCACAAAATTATCCTTTATTTCTCTCTTTATATCCTCCATTCTCATCTCTAAGATATCATTAATATAATACCGTATAAATACTGGACTCCTCTTGTTCATAAAGAATTGGTGCTTTCCAGTATCTAAATCCAATAGATAGATACCTTTTTGATTATCACGATCAGATCTTGTCATTTGGTAAGGATTTCCTACTAATACAAAATTCTGTTTATCTTGTCTATAATGAATATGACCTGAGTAAACTCGCTTAAATCTCTTAAAGGTTGAAACATCATTACCACCTTCATGGAGGTGTTTTGTACTAGGACTAGTTTGAACACCGCGAGTTTCAGTATGACAAAACATATAGTCAATATTTTCTGTGATAGAATCTAATGTTTCTTTTTCATGTTTATGATCTCTCCGCCATGGCATAAGTAAACATTTAGCATCTCCATATTGTAAGATCTTATGTTCTTTATGAACGGTAACATTAGGAATATATTTAAGACAGTCTACTGATGCAATATCATTAGAGTTCTTTCTCATTATATCATGATTACCTACAATGATATGGATGTCTGGAAATATTTTTCCTAATTCTTCAAAAACTCTAATTCCTAAATCTTGTGCAGCTAAATTAATACTTTGGCGATTATCAAACACATCCCCTAAATGATAAAGAACATCACCTTCTTTGTATTCCTTTTTAACTAATGGTATAAAAAAGTTAAAGAAGTAATCTTCAATGATGTTAAGCCATAAAACTGAATTTGATCTACACCCAAGGTGAGAATCACTAACCATCCAAATTCTTGCCATGTTAAAATAATTTTCTTATTTTTCTTTTTTCTAGGATATTATACTTATCGTCTAATTCTTTAATAAGTTCATCCTTAAATTTATTAGAAAGAGAATTATAAAACTTGTTAGGGAATACATCAAAGTAATCTGATATAACACTGAATAAATCTACTCTTGTATAACCTTCACCAACATGTTCAATTACATAAGAGTATACTTTATTAATCTGTACTTTATTTAGTTTTTTAATAACTCCGTCAGGTGTGGCTTCATTAAGATGCTCATATTCACTACCTTTAATTAAGTTATCAATCTTTTTAATTAGAAGTTCATAATGCATCTTATCATCTGGATCCATATCATCCAGGTATGTGGAAGAAACTGTAAAGTTTACTCGGTTTTCAGTTACATCTTGTTCACCGTAAGTGTTGTTAAAGATCTTATCTTTGTCTGCTAATGATGGCTTTATTTCTTTGCCATTTTCATCTAATTTTGGTATTTTCTTTTTTCCCCACATAGTATGTTTAATTTATGTCATCAGTTTCGGTTAATCTCATATGATCATAATCGATATTAAATCGACATCTTGACCCTTTTCCTTGCCCATCTCTAATCTTCAATACCTTTAACCAATATTCTCTATTTGCATGCATCATTGAATCTTGAATCAATGCATACATAACATCTGCAGTATGCGCAAGACCTGCAGATTCTGCGATGTTTTCCATTCTTACTTCAGTTGCATCCCATGCGCCACGGTTAATTTGTGTTGCTGAAATTACTAACATATCTCTTTTAACAGCAAGAGCACGAAGATCTTCAGCAATTTGTTTAATCTTCATATAAGTATTTTCAGTATTTGGATTTCTATAATTTGCAAGAATATTAATATAGTCAACTACCAAAACATTTACTTTATGATCTTGGCTTTCTTCTAAATCTTTAAGATAAGATTCAATATCAAGAACAGTACCTTGAGAAGTTGGAAATTCTTTTATAAAGAGCTTTCCTGGTGGAAGTAATCCCCTAGAAATTCTTTCCAATTTTCTTTTCATAAATTCACGATTACCTGTTTTATTATCATATTCCATCATAGAAATATCTAACAGATTAGAACCTATTCTCTTAAGTACTTTTTGTGCAGACATCTCAGCTGAAATGAATACTACATTATGACCCATTCTAACGAAGTTAGCGGCATCATTTGCCAACCATATAGATTTACCAATGTTTTGTTCACCGGCATATACAATGAGAGATTTCGTATCATAACCACCACCAGAAACATTATCTACAAAAGTCCAACCGGTTTCAATCTTTTTAGATGTTCTCTGTATGTGGTGCTCAGGATTAAAGAAGTCTAATCCAGTATCAGTATCAAAGTTTAATGATCCTTCAGTAGAGATCATACCAATTGCACGGGTTACTACATCTTCAACATTTTCCGGGCTAACATCTTGAGTTTTTACATACTCAATAGTTCTTACTAATTGTTTATCAAAGTGTTTCCATTTAACCCAAGACTCACCAGTTCTCTTTAACCAATCCTGGTCATATTCATTAATATTAATATTATAAATACTTGTTACAATATCACCAGGGATTTCATTAGGATCATCTTTAACTAAAGCCTTCATTTGTTCTCGTGAAGGACTTTCCCCAAAGTTAATATAAAAATTCTTTGCTAATTTTGCAATATGATCTAGATCACTGTTGGAAAAGAAACCCGGTCCTGTGCTTTTTAGATAATGTGGTTTCTTAAGAAAATAGTTAAAGAATATTTTTTCGTGATCTGTACTTGATTTCATCTTTGTTTATTTTTATATAGTGGAAACTATATTTAGTTTATTCATACGGATTTTTAATAACCTCGTATGTAGTATAAGCAGAATTAGAAAGTGATACATCAATAATCTTATCTCTCCTAAGACTCATGATTATTTCATTCGTTCTTTCATCGGTTAGGTCATACTTTTTCTGTAAAGATACATTAGTAAACTTTATCTCTTTTGCTACCTTACCACAGTAATCACGTATTAATTCAAAAATAACATCTTCAGAATCAGGGTATGTTGGTAATGCTGTATGATTTCCTAATACGTGCTTAACTTTAAGTTTAGCAGTATCAATCGTTTTCTTCAGCATTTTCTTCAAGCATTTCGGTTAAATTCTCTACATCAATTTCTTCACCATATTTAAACTTCTCGGCGACTACCGGTTCAAGCTTTTGTAAAACTTCCGGTGTCATAACTAATGGAGTAAATAATTGATTAAGATCAACAGTATCGTTAAGATGAGCTACACAGATCTTACGAGCAGTTGCTGCAGGTTGGAAATAAATAGTTACTTCTTTATCATCTTTTTCATATGTATGTTCTCGGCATTCTGCTTTACCCGTCTCGTTAAGTTTATCATATGCATTTTGATTAATAAACCTTCCACGTTCAATACCGCACGTATCCCAGCTGATATACTCCTCTAATCCAATGTAAGGATTCATACCTTTATTAAATGAAATGTGGAATTTAATTGGCGTAGGTTTAGCAAAGCGATTTTTATTAGGTTTTGCAGTTACAATAATACCAGTCTGTTCAACACCGTCTTTAAGTTTTGCCTTACCTAAGAAAAGAATAATGGAAGCAGCATACTCAGGACCAGTACCACCTCCACCTACTTGGCGAGAAAACAGGTCTTGTGTTTGGTATGTATGATTTGTAAATAAGAAAGGAACCTTTATGATGCCTAATTTGGTCATAAGAATACGGAACGTAGATTTAAGCAATTTAGCTCGCGTCATATCAGCCTTATCGCTACCGCTCTTGGCATCATCAATTTCTTTTTGTGTTGCAAGGTTACCTGCAGAGTCCAATATAATTAAGACTCTAGGTAATTCAGCACCTTTATTCTTTTGATCAATCAAAAGATCAGTTAATGCAGTAACAGAACTTCTGAACTCTTGAACAGTATTACATGGTTCATAACGGAATTTTTTAGGATCTATTCCAAATTTTTCAACCAACTTTTTATCTACTGCATTTTCAGAATCATAGAATACAATACTATATCCCATTTCCTGTGCTTGTTTAACAGCATTAAGAATAAGATAAGTTTTACCTGTACCAGAAGGCCCAGCCAATGCAACTGCTCTATTATTAGGATAACCTCCAAATAAGGATCCTGTTAAACATGCATTAAGGTGGTAATTTCCGGTAGGTATAAAGTGATCAATTTCTGAAATGCTTGATTTATCCAATGTCTCTCCGTATGTGGAGTGTTTTGACATTTCCTTGTTTAAATCTGCGAATGAAAATTCTTTACCCATATTTTGTTTTATTTTATTATTATATAGAAAAATGTTAAGTTGTTTTAATTACTCATTTTTTTAAAATAAGGTACCCAGAATTTTTCTATAATAGATTCCCAATCCTTATCAGGAAATATTTCATCATGTACATTAGATACATATTCATTAATAAGCATTGGATTATTAATAAATTCACTAATAATTTTAACAGCTTCATCGACAGTTTTGAATTTCTTAACTGTATCATAATATCTAACAATTCCTACATTAGTTGAAATAAAAGGTATCTTACAAGCAGCTGTTTCTAAATAAGACATAGGATTTCCTTCAGCCGAGGATGTACATATTACTAGATCAACATCATGGTACATATTCTTATCGTTATTCCTCCCGGTAATAGTTACAGGATATACCTTAGCTTTATTGCATATTTCATGAAACATATTAGGTCTTTTAATAGACTGCCAATCTTCTTTAGGCGAAGATCCTACAAACCCAACCTTTTGGATTTGAGTAATTTGTTTAAATGGGTAAAATCTCTTTCTATTTACACCGATAGGTAAGAGATAACTTTCAACACCCTTAGATCTAAGTTGATCTACTATATAAGGATTAATACTACATAATGGTGTAGTAAACCAATCTTCATACCATCCATGATTAAAATGATCAGCAGGTACATCTACTTCATGATGATAAACTGGAATAAACTTATCTTTAAGTTCATTTTGTTCTTCTATAGGTAAATCTTTAAAAAGCCAACCGTTATTTAATACGTTTGCAATATAAGGATCAACTATAATAAGATCATAATTCTTCCATCCTCTTTGGTTAAAAAGATAAACATAATTATCTTTTTCTGCCCAATCCATTAGCTTAAATTGAATATCTGGGTATTTTTCATCAATGATAGATTTAATATCACGATGAATTATTCCCATTGCTCCAGCAGAGCAATCACCAAAATATAGAACATTAATCATTTTCAAGATTTTGCTTTTCTATCCATTTAGATGTATACAATGAATCATCCCATATTTCATACCAACCTCTTCCTGAATGTATATCAGAAACCTTTCTAAAAAAGTCTTCATACATTGGGGCTATTGCTTCTAATGAAAACTTTTCTCCATGCTTTCTACAATCTATTGATTTTATCTTGCCTTCTTGTATGTTTTTAACTGCTCTTACATAGTCTTCAAACGTCCTACAGCGATAGCCTGTTACGCCTTCAATATTATTTTCAGTAAAGGCACCCCAATCAGATGATATAGTAGGAGTCCCTGCTAAGAGATTTTCAATCTGTACTCCACCAAACGGTTCAAGATATTGGGATGCCAAGAAAGAACCTTTTGCATTTTTCATTAGCTCTTTTCTTTCTTCAACGCCTGCATATCCTACAAATTCCACATGATCTGGCCATTTATAATTTTCATACGAAGGGTCTAATTGACCAGCAACTTTAAGTTTTACCCCAGCGGCTTCACAAACCTGTTGAGCAATATGAACCCCTTTACCAGTATAAACTCTTCCTAAGAAAAGAAAGTAATCTTCTTTTTCTTCTTGATATTCAAATTGGTCTAAATCAAAATAATTAGGAATTACTATATCATAGTTACTTTGTGCACATGCCCCAACATTACGAAGTCCGCAATATGCATGATAAATTGCATAAGATTCAAATATTTTATAAGGTGCCCAGTGACCACCTGCATATCCTATACCAGGTTCTATTGTTAAAAGGTCTGGGTGAGCATCACAAATTGGTCTTACACCTGCTCCCCAAAACGGAAGAATGATGTCTCCTGGTTGTTTTCTTTTATCAATTTCTCTAATTGCATTTCTATAAAAAGTTTGATATGCTTTATCATTCATATCATACTTAAACCATTTACTCTTGTAATCATGAGTACCATAAACCTCTTCCCATACCTCATTAGTAATAACTGTTACATCTTCATCTGCCATGGTGTCCGAATCTTCATGACCGTAATGGTAAATTGTATGACCTCTTCCAGCCATCATTTTACAAAATTTCCAGGCCTTTTGTGTATAGGCGCATGCTACAAAGTCTTCATTGGTTATAGTATGTGGAAGACCTAGTACGTGAATTCTAAAACTCTTTTTCATATTTATGTTTATTTTTTAGAAAAGATTGGTGGTATAAATTATGTTTCTGTTAAAGGCCTTAAATCCCATCGCAGTTACAACCCGATTTATTGGATCCAATATTGTCTTTTCAAATTGTTTATCATAATCTACCTTAGGGGCAAATTCATAAGGATAATCACCAGGAGCATATGCAAATACATCGCAGGATGAATCTACAGAAAAGTACATTTTACATTTTTCGCCGTTTCCTAGTGGCTGATATTTTCCTTTCACACTGGAGTTATTTAATAGGTAATTATGATAACCTGCAGATCTTACCCCAATTGGACATTTAGATGCAACTTCAAATGTATCATAATCGTTTACTATATATCGTTGATAATTATTAACCTTTCGTGAAAAACTGATTTGATCTACATTTGCTAATCTAAATTGTCTTTTAATATCTTTAAGTTGACTTGCAAATTTACCCATATCTAATTCACCAGCCGAAAATATATATGTTAGCAATTCTTTTAGTTTTTCTCTAGCAAAAATTGGAGTGGATGACTGTATAATTTCAAATCCTTTAGAACTAATTTTAGAAAGATCATCATAATGAATATCCGGATCCTTCCAAACAATATTCTGCATGTACTTTTTCTTGGCAAGCCATATTGCATTCTTAGCAATACTTTCTAATTCAAATGATAAAAAGTTTTCTGCATTATTATTATCAGCATACACCTGTAGAATTTTTTCTATATAAGCTTTAAGTCTTACTTCATATAACTTTAAAATGAATTCTTTTTCATCACCTTCCCACCCTTCAGATTTTTTAATTAGTTCCTCAAACTTTACATATACCGAATCAGTATCAATATAAATACCAACAGGTTTTTCAATTTTACCAGTTACTGTTATTCCCATAGCTTGGTGAGCAGCAGTATCTTTATGCCAATATTCTTTAAAATATTTGTTAATAAGTCTTTCAGTATATAGGATAGCATCTTTACCTTGAAGGGTAATAGTTTCGGCTATATCAACATTAAAGAAATAGAAATAAGGATTACCAAATGCACCGTAAATAGAGTTAAGCATTAGCTTTACAGCTTGTTCATAATTATAATACTTTGATGCTTCTTCTTTTATTTGCTGTAATTCCTCTGTCATTTTTATTTTTATAAGGTAAAGATTAAAAAAGTTTAAGGGCACCTAAACTTAATTAGATGCCCTTAGATAGACGGGATTAATCTTCGTCTGTAATGGCAACCGCCACAGTAAGATGAGTGTTAGTATCCAACGATTTGAAAACAACTTTATTTTCACATACACTCACTTTATAGTTTTCCTTATCTAAAAGGTTTATGTATTTCTTATAGATAACAACCTTTGCACCTTTTTCAACAGATGAATCATATGAGTGACAAAGTGTAGCATCGTATGAAGTACCTTTAATGTTAATACCTTTTTCTCCAATACAAAGAGTAAAGATATCTTCTTCTTTATCAAGGTTAAACAATGATTTCATTTTATCTACATGAGTAGTAAGAAGATCAAATTCAAACATCTTAGATTCAGTTCCAAATGCTCGGTCAGTTTCTTCTTTACTCATTTCCATAAATGATAATGATGGATCGGTACATGCAAGATTAATTTGAAGATCATCATTCTCTAAAATAAAATCACTTGCCATGTATTCTCCGTCATATTCAGTATACTTAATACGACCTTTTACATCACCATTAAAATGGCTTAACGCATCAATAACTTTAGTACCGTTATAGAAGCTTACTTTTACCGGATTATCAATATCTGCTTCAAAGATATCTTTAGTTGGTGTGCTAACCAATTTAACAGCATCTCGTTCAGGAAAATAGACAGAAGAAACAGTTCCTTCTTTTGCAATCTTCATAAAGATAAACTTGTCAATTGGAAGTAGTTTGCGGACGAATGAACTTAATTCATAACCGTCAATTTTGTTAATTGTTGTTTCCATTGAAAATAAATTTTGTTTATTATTATATTGATATTAGTTACTTAGTTTAATGTATACTCTCTAATTATTACATCATTAATAATGTCACCCTTTTCAATTTTTTCAAGATGTTCCCACCCTTCAATTATGTGACCAAATGATGTATATGCTTCATCCAAACTTCGCCCTCTCCATCTTCCTAGAGATATAAAAAAGACACCTATTGATGAATGTTCTGGTCCTGAATTAGCAGAACTTAATACGCCAAAGAAATGCGTATTATTATCTTTTGTTCTTCTAGGTGGTTTTGTTTCATCCCACATACGCCCATTGGCTTCTTTAGGACCACTCTGTATTACAAAGTTAGGTTCTACTCTATAAAATTCAATTCCCTTAAATTGACCTGTTTTTGCATTATTAATGAATGCCCCAGTATGAATTGGTGTTTCTTCATAAAGCCGAAATACCATATCTCCTTTATCCATTTTAAATGTAGCTGTTGTTATCTTATCCATTAGAATACTGACTTAATTTTAAATTCTTTTTGTTTCTTTTGTACACTCTTAAAAGAAGGTGGTTGCCAATCTTTATTATACAAGATACCCTTTAATTCATATTTAGGTTCATATTGAAAACCATCAAATTTCCATGATAAACCTGGTAAAAAATCTCTCAACCATAAAGGCTTTTTTGTACCTATAGCATAATGAATAATTGAAGGAGTTACTTGTTTAAGATACCTTTCATCAGGAGTACCTGCCTTCATTCCTTTATCAAGATTTTGCATAAGTCTTAAATCTTTACTATTGGTAAATTTAACCTTTCTCCCTTCTGCTAAATATCTATGAATATTAAAGTGGTGGAATCTCTGCTCAACTGTCCAGCTTGTATATCCTGTAAAGTTAAAGTAAAGATGATGAATAAATGGGTGCTTCATAAATCTTTCAAAATAATACTCTAACTTAGGATCGTCTCCGTATATGATATTACCTGCATTTATAGAAAGTGCATTCATTTGCTCTAATGTAAAATCAGATTCAAAGATTTCATTAAAAGCATCCATTACATCATACTTATCCTTGTTTCTAATGTAAAATAGATTTTCCTTTTTGATACCGAACTCTTTATATTCATCCCACATGTAACTTATATCATTTAATATAAATACATCATCATCAGATACAAGAGTTCTCTTTACTCCAAATTTTTCTTTAAGATAAATTGGCATTAAGATCTTAAATAAGCAACCATGACTTAAAAGAAATTCCTTTGCTTTACCTTCATAACCATGCTTCTCAATGTAATGGTCATAAAGATCATTAAGAATAATAATTTTGGCATTTTTAAATATATCCAAATCATGTTCTTCAAAAATACCACTAAGTTTATCTAGGTCTATTTTAGTATCATCCACAAACAGATAAATGTCAAACTTCTCTTTAACTCCTCTAGGATAATAACTACATAAGATATTAGTAAACTCTAGACTGGATACGCCGATGGCTAAAGCTTTATCTTTCATAATTAAATTATACTTTTTACTTTATACTTCTTTTTTGGTTTAGCTCCAATTTCTTCTGCTTCAATAATCTTATGATTAGTGTTATCTTGTTTTAGGAATGTATAATTTGTCATTTTTGCATTACCTTCACAAAACTTCTTCACCTCATCGGCCATATCCATAGCAGTGGTAACTGGTACATTTTGTGCAATATGATTAACTTGGCGAGAAGATTCAATTTCAAAATCTAAAGGAAGACCCATTAAATGAAGCATCTCTCTTACATTAAGATATCTATTTTCTACAGGATGAACACCATTAAACATATTACGACCAATCAGAGCAGAAAAAGAATCATGGAAAAAATGTGGCGATGCATCCCAATACCCAAGCCCTTGACTTACTTTATTCTTCTGATGCTCCAACATATCAATAAATGTCTTAGTTGACTTCTTATTGGAAAAACCTTCTTTTGGATAATGTTTATCTAACCAGTCAATACATTCATCGAGTAATTCATTCTTATCAAGATACTGTGCAATAGTACCTTTCTTAAACTTAGCAGAAAATTCGGCATGAGTTAAGCCTTCTTTTTCTAAAACAAACTCATACGGTCTAAAATGATCAGTGACCTTTCCAGGTACCATGAACATGTCTTGTTGTGTAGCATCCTCAGGTATTTCGTTAAGATAGTCAATAAGCTTTTTCTTTTCTCTAAACTTCCACTCTAACATTGGAACTGTTGGTGTATTCCAAAAGAAGTAAAAGGTACGCATTCTTCTCTGTGGAATACCATGTAATTCTGTATTGGTCTTAATGAGAGAAAAACTATATCCATGTTTTTCTGCAATTTCTCTAAGTCTTTCTACTACACCTTCTCCCATTTTAGTAAAAAGGCCTGGGGCATTTTCACCCCAAAGAACTTTAGGTTTTACGTGTTCTAAAATATATTCAGATGATTCATACATCCATTTATTTTGAACAGCATCAGATCCACGCGATGCAGCAGATCCACTAGCAGAATTCAATAAGGATAAGCCTGCACATGGACAGACTGAATTTACATAATCAACACCTTCGAATGTTTGATTAGGTATTTCTAATTCTTCATGATCTAGTCTATACATTGGTACATCTGGCCAATATCTTTCAATATGGCTTTCGTTTGCAGCAAATGCTTCATAGCTTAAATGAAAAGCCGGTTCATTACCTGCAGATTTTTTACAACCTATGGCACTACCTCCAATAAGAGGAATAATAGTACCCCATTTTAATTCTTTACTCATATCTTATTTTTTATTATGTTTAAAAACACCATAATAACATGCCCCGCCATCGCCGATTCTTTCTCTTATCACAGGTAAGTTATCACCGAATACT